GTCAAGAGTGTGCAACACAAAGCGTTGTATTTTGAGACACTTCTATATGATTATGGTGCATTGTTTGATAAGTTACCTATCAGTGCATTTGTATGGAAGAAAGATTATGATCCAGACAAACTGTTACCACTTGACACCCTACAGATATGGGATTGTTTTGACTATAATTTGACAGTCATAGAGAAACCATTACTAAACAGGTGTGAGTTCTTTGGTAAAGACAGACAGATGCATAAAGGACAGTATTGTTTTACAATTGATAACTGTCATTCAGAATCATCCACACTCAATACAAACTATAGTCAAGATGACCCAGAGCATAAGTCATTCAATTGTATAGCACTTGACAATGGACAGTTTGCATTGCAACCTAATAACAGAATCATATGGAAAGATCAAAGTCTCATTGCTGATAATACTATACCACCAGACTTTGAGGTTTGCTCACAGAATTACATGGTAGAGAACTCAGATAAGTGGTCTGTAGGACATACAACAGAGTGGGCATACAAATCTAAATGTGAAGAGGAGATGTCAGATATTGATGATGCATACTCTCATCACTTTAGGGAACCAGAAAACAAAGATGAAGTTTGAGTACAAGTTTGAACATTACTGGGGTGGTGAAGATAACTGGTATACCAAATCTAAGAGGTGGGCAAAAAAACAACCCTTTCCTTTATCGCATTTGATAATAGGTTTGATTGAATGGTTGCATAAAATATGGATTGATGGTAAAATACTACAAGTTATGGCAGATGTTGATAAAGACATTGATAAAATCAAATCTACATGGGAGGAAGATGACAGACAAATCACCCCACACATCGTGGAGAGAGGAGTACTTGGAGATGAAGGCTGGTCTATCGAAATTTCAAATCCAATTGTTGAAAGAGGGACCTCATCAACTATCACAGGCATGGTTGCTCCAAGCGATGCACAACGACTACAAGAAGATGAAGGGGATCAAGGAACCTCCATATCGTGAGTCTGGATATCAGACATCAATGAAAGAATGGTTCAAAAAGTATGAGAAATGAAAATATATTTTGATGGGTGTGCAAAAACTTTAGGACTACATGGATGTTCCAACGGGTGGGATAAAAGATTTAGCACTAGACTCTGCGAAAAATTAGGAGCAGAAGAATATAATATTTCAAGAAGTGGAGGTAGTAACAGAAGATTATGCAGAAATTTATTTGAGCATCAAGAAAAAATACATGAGTTTGATTTATTCATTATACAAATGTCAAAAAGAAAAAGATTTGAGATTTATGATGAGAGAAATAGTGAGTGGTGTAATATAACTGAGTGCCATAAAAACCCTCATTCAGATCCACAATATGAAAATGATTACATAAACAAATCAAATCCTATCATGGAAAAATGGAAAGACACATACTTTGATGAGATATACACTGACCATCTTGGAGATGTTGATCAGAAAATATGTTACACATGTATAAAATCTGTGCTACAGAATCAAAAACATGTTATATTATACATGGGCACCGATAAATGCAATTTGCCTTGTGATCTAAAGTATAATAGAGATGTAGACTACATCAAAAAATCTCATAGATATGTGACCATGGAGGGAAAATCCTTACATGACAAAATATCTAATGATATAATTTACCTACTTGACAAGGCATAAATAGTAGACTATACTATACTTGCATATGCAAGGTGTTAATCCACCAATACATTCAATACGACGAATACTACGAGTCAAACTTATGACATTCGCAAATCTCAAAAAACAATCTAGACTTGGAAATCTTACTTCTAAGTTGACCAAAGAAATCGAAAAGATGACGACGAACGGAGGTAATACCGATGAACGTCTTTGGAAACTAGAAGTAGACAAAGCAGGAAATGGTTACGCAGTAATCAGATTCCTACCAGCACCCGATGGTGAAGAATTACCATGGGCAAAAGTATTTTCACATGCTTTTCAAGGTCCTGGTGGTTGGTACATAGAGAACAGTCTAACAACCATCGGACAAAAAGATCCAGTATCAGAGTACAATCGCATACTATGGAACAGTGGTAACGATGCTGATAAAGATCTTGCAAGAAAACAGAAGAGAAAGTTATCATACGTTGCTAATATCTACGTTGTCAAAGATCCCACCAACCCTCATAATGAAGGTAAAACTTTCCTATACAAGTTTGGAAAGAAAATCTTTGATAAAATCACTGCAGCAATGCAACCTGAGTTTGAGGATGAGGAAGCAATCGATCCATTCGATTTCTGGCAAGGTGCTAACTTCAAGTTGAAGGCAAAGAACGTAGCAGGATACAGAAACTATGATAGTTCTGAGTTTGCTGCACCATCTGCTCTTCTTGATGATGATGACGCACTTGAGGCAATATGGAAGAAAGAATATGCTCTGAAAGAGTTCACTGATGCATCACAATTCAAGTCTTATCAAGATCTTGAAACAAGATTGAATTTGGTGTTGAATCAGTCACGTCCACCTGTAGCAGCAGAGGTTGCTGATGAAGAGGTAGAAATTCAGACAACTAAACAACCTGTTATCGCGTCTGCACCTGCATCAGTCAATGAGGATACAGATGATGATGCACTAAGTTACTTTCAAAAATTAGCTGAAGAGTAAGTGGATATCTTATCCTTCAATGAACATGTAGGGGTCTGGGATGGTAATCTTACCGTCCTAGACCTTTCTCTTAGGCATGTTATGGATTTACATGAACAAGATCCTAAGTCTGATGGATACTCTAACGTAGATGGTTGGCAGAAAACTGGTCTTGACAAAATGCCACAGTTCAATCCTTTGAAAGAGATGATAGTAAATAATTGCTATGATTATCTTCAGTCATATAACATAGTAAGACCAAGAGGTCTGGAATGTGTCCATCTTTTTGCTAACATTAATGGTAAAGGTGCATCTAATATGATGCATCATCATACCTACGGACAGATCAGTGGAGCATACTGGTTGAAAGCACCGCCAAGATGTGGTGACCTTATTATAATGAGTCCATTCACCAATAGGTATTTGAATACATCAGTGGTACCTAAGTCAGATTACAATGCATGTGTGATAAAACCCAAAGCAAATAAAGGAGTTTATTTCAACAGCAACTTGATTCATTATGTTGACGTCAACAGGTCAGACAAGTCACGAGTGTCTATTGCATTTCATATACTAATACATGCCTGAAACCAAAATCGACTTTTATTTTCAAAAAACGGGGAAAAAAAACTCCGGCAAAAAATTGCCCCTTAAGATTTTTTATGAATAACATTATCATAATAAATGAGAATATTGATGTAAAACCATTTTTAGAGGAAATGGATTTATCTGATTGGGATTGGGTATCTAAACAAGAAGATGTGGGTGGTGATAAAAACCCATACGGATTCTTGCCTCTTGTTTGGGCACAAGTGAAAGATGGTGAAGATCCTCATTATGTTGATAGAACAAGGAAAACCCCTTTATTTGATAAGTATCCTCTAGTTCAAAAATTTTGGATGGATAATAATATATCTGAGGTGGCACGAGCTGCTTTTTTCCGCCTTACGCCAGGTGGTGTAGTGAACAAGCACATTGATAGAGGGTCATATTACCAAGACAAAGACAGATATCATTTATCTTTACAAGGAGAATATCTTTATAGAGTAGGAGATGAAGAAATGATAGTAAAACCTGGTACTTTCTTTTGGTTCAATAATAAACTCCCACACTCTGCTAAGAATGTAGGAGATGTTGATAGATATACTTTAGTTTGGGATGTACCGTACAGTAGTGTCAATCCACATCATGCGGTATTTACACGAGGTGCTAATATCCTTTGATTTGAACCTCTCTTCAATTTCCGATTTATATACTGACTACTATCTTTATATGTCAATAAGTCTCTCATATCTTGTTTTATCTGCTCAAGATAACGTGGACGTACAACGAAAATAGTCCGTTTCTTATCATTTCTTCTTTCTTCAAATTCTAAATTAGTCACAGAAGTTTTATCAGATGATGAGTATATTGTTGTTTTCTCAGTCCATGAAAAAGTATAATTTTCATCTACTATAAGACCTTTTTCCTGCAATAATCTATCAGATTGATCTCTAACCTCTTTTGTCTCATAATGATGAATTTGAGTCAACATTGCAGAACCATATTTATTATCAACATAACGCTTGAAATCATATTGACTCATAGGCCACTCATCACGAACATTGATAATATTATTAGATATAAGAACCACCCAATCTAATTTAGAGTCGCCAAATAACTTGAATGCCACATTATCTGGTCTTTCATCACCAATAATAATATATTTTTCAAAAGCTGATACGTCGCGAAATATGTCATCTCTTATTTTTCCTCTTTTGAAGAGGTTTATGGATGATACAAAATCACCACTTGATCTTCTGTTGTCAGAAAATGAAGGAAGTGATACTTTTGGAAAATTAGTAAAATATGCCATTAATATCCTATATCATGTTTTGTCATTGAATTTTCACCAGATAAGATGCCTCCTTCTCCAGAATTCATCTTCAAATCACTAAGACTACTGTTAAAGTATTTACTATCCTCATTCTCAGCACTATTCATATTATAATCTTCAGAGAATAATGGGGTCAATTCAGTAAATGCTAATTCCATGGTGGTTCTTACAGGTTGAGACACTGCATCAGCGTCTTCATATGATTGATACACATTCTCTGGAGTAAAGTTTACAGAACACTGGGTGAGTGCACATATTTTATGTATGGGTAAACCTTTTATTCTAGATTGACCAGTAAAATAACCGATTCGATAAACATGAGGTGAACCAATGAATATGGAGGATGTTCCGTCTCTACTACCATATCCCGTTGGTAACATACTTTGCTTGAATAGTCTTATTATTCTTCTTGCATTTCTAGCATCTTCAGGACCATTGGGAGCAAAATCAAATCTAAACGTGAAGTTTCTAAGTTTAGGACCAGAAAATAGTAATTCTAAGTTAGGATTTAGGGCTATTCCTGCGGAACGAGCTACAAATTGATTTGTATCAACGTTGATGTTTATCTTAGATAATAGCATTTTTGATAAAAATGCTGTCAGTGCTGTGCCAGCACCTAAATCATTAGTCTCAAGAGAAGTTACAGTCTTGAGTAGAGAACCAATATCCCCTACAGATTCTAAAGCAGTTGAGGCAATACCTTCATCTTTTACATCAGCGATTTTTTGTACAACACCACCCATTGCTGCCATTTCTATAGCATTTGCCCTAGCACCACCCCACTCTACACCATTACTGGTTCTAAGATCATTAGGAATTGGTAGTTTGATTGTGCTCAAATATTGACCTAGATTACTTGTTCTTCTTGGTCCTGCTTCTATGGTATTCACAATATTGATGCCAGTGGTTTCAGAGGCATCATCTTCTGCTGTGGCACCTGATGCACTTCCAGCAGTTGGTTGAGATGGACTATACTTGAATATCTCAAATCTTATGTAATCTTGACCACCAGGACCATATAATGCATCAAAGGGATATTTTAAGACTGGATCTAATTTGGCAAGTGATGATAAACTATTTTCTGGATCTTCCTCAGGTGGTGTGTCTTCCACTGTGACAACCTCTTCAGCATTATTACCCACATTATCTGTTTCACCTTCAAAATCTACCACTAGAAGTTCATTTAGATTAGTATTGCCATCTAATTCATTATATGCACTTTTACTTATTAACGATTTTTTATGAATGGTTTCATCCAAATTATTCCATGTAACACCCACTCCAGAATTAGTTGCTGCGGCTTGAGCATCTGCACCTTGTCCATTTTGAGTTGCATACCATTTGGCACCATTCAAGGTGCGTTCATGCAATTCTAGAAATTCTGAATCATTTGCTAACTGAGTAAAAAGATCCGAATTAGGTGATACCACTTTTTGCTCACCGAAATTACTTATTGATTTGACGCTACCACCTTCTTCTACAACATTTGTCAATTGTTCTATTCTTTTGACATGTCCAAAGGTATTACTATCCATATTTGTGTCTATAACAGGTTTTACCCAAGCTCCACCTATTTTATAGAACCCATTGAAAGCTTCATCTGAATTATGTGTTGTTTCCAATTGGAATTCACAGGATGATTGTGCATTTCCTGCACCTCCAGATATATTATTGTTTTTACCTATACATGCCATTATTTTTTATAAAAAGACCCTTGTATAGTTGATGGATCCACATCCAAGATTTGAGACCCAACAACTCTTGCAAAATCCTCCATCCCATAAGACAGTGCTTTTTCATATTCACCGTAATATAATTGTAAAAAAGGAGAATCCATATAAGACTTTAGGTATTTATGGTACCCCAGAATCTTTGAGGGATTTCCACCATCATCAATGTACTTATAAATTGCCATTCTATTAGCTGGCACAATATAGTGAAAATTCAATCCATAAAAAACTGAACCCTGAGATGAAATTATATAACATAAAGGGTTTCTATCCCAATATGGAAGTTGTTTTTTATATTTTGCTCCATACCTAAAAATACAAATATTGCCTGGTTGGGCATTTCCAACCATTTTAGATTGTGGAAACTCGTCGCTATATTCCAAGTTCCTTCTCCGTCATGACTTGAAACTCCCATTTGCGATCAGCACAAAAATCTTCTGCTGCCTTCCATTTTGCTTGATTTTTTGCATATTCTAATGCTTCATACATATATTTTTTTGTTTTTTTCTTTTGTTGGGGTGGTTTACATTGTTTTGCGGGTTTGATTTCAATTACTTTCTCAACCACTTTACCTTTCACATTTTTGTACTTGATATAAAAATCAGGAAAATATCTTTTTACTTTTTTTGTGGTGGGATCATAGTATGGTATGAAAAATTCTTCCGATGCCCAAGTCAATATTTGTGGTTTTTGATCACAATATACCATAAATTTTCTTTCCCAAAGTGATCTATAAATGATATTTTGCGGGTTCCCCTTGTATTTTTTTGTATTTCGAGGACGAAACCTACCTTGATATGACATACATAGTATACACGATCACGCTATATTTAGATGGCTAGAATACCAAGTGTCTTTAGTAATAACAGACACTACATGCCAACAGAAGAATTATATATTGGTGACTCTAATCATGGAGACATAACTCCTGCATTTAATAACATATACGATGTATCAATAAATTTTGAAAAATCACAGAAACTCGCTAATTACCTTAGACAGGGAGAATTATTCAGAAAAGGTGCTTCACCAGGTCAATTTTTAGCATTATATTGTTCTGAAGCATTACTACCAGGTTCTCAGATACAAACCTCACAAGTAGATGGTTTGAGACAGGGAGTTTCTCAAAATTATGCGACCTTTAGAAGATATCCTGATGTAAACCTTACATGGTATAGTCAAAAAGACTATTATACAAATGATGTATTCAACGCATGGTTAGAATTTATTTCACCGACACATCTTGCAAGTCAAGGTTTTGTATCTTATGGTAATAACACTACAGATCGTATAAACGAAATTCCATCATTTAGAAGACTGCAGTATCCAAACACCTATAAATGCCCTATAGAGATAACAGCATTTAGTAAAGAAATAAAAGGGAAGTTTGATAGACAAAATAGACCAAATGATTTATCTGTGCAAAGATCAAATAGTATAACCTATTTTCTCCAAAATGCATTTCCTGTAAATATAATTGCTTCTCCACTTGCTTATGGTAAGGCAGAATTAATAAAAACCACTGTTTCATTCAAATATGAGTATTTCTATGTCGATAGAGGTGCAAGAAACAACTTTGCTCTAAATGTCACAGACAACAACAAAATTAGAAATCCCATAGAAAGAACAGAAGAGCAAATAAGTGCAGAGTCGGGATATGAAGGAAGAGGTACAACCGGCACGGATACGTCAGGTAGAGACTTTGATTTTGCTGGAGACTTTGATCCTAGCGAAGGCATCTATTAGTGCTATACTAAATAAAACGATTGAATTGAATCATTATGCCATTACCTAAAATTGTAGCACCCACATTTGAGTTGAAAATATTATCTACTGGTAAACCAGTAAAGTATAGACCATTTTTAGTAAAAGAGGAAAAAGCACTCCTTATAGCACTAGAAAATGGTAAAGAGACTGACATTATTAATACTGTGAAGGGTGTCATAAAGTCTTGTATACAATCTAGAATCAAGGTGGAGGATCTTCCATCATTTGATTTAGAATACTTATTCCTCAATATAAGAGGTAAATCTGTAGGTGAGACTGTAGATTTGCTTGTGAATTGTAAAGATGATGAATCGGTGCAAGTACCACTTTCAATTAGTCTCAATGAAATAGGTCTAGATGTCCCAGATGGTCACACTCAAGAAGTTGACATTGGTGGTGGCATCAAGATAAAAATGAAATATCCATCTATGGATGATTTTCTAAAAACTAATTTTACAGTGACTGATAAACAACTTGATGACACTGGTGTAGATGAGGCATTTGAATCAGTAGCTAAATGTATAGATACTGTCTATACCGATGAAGAGGCATGGGCAAGTGAAGATTGTACAGAGAAAGAACTTATACAATTCATGGAGCAACTTAGTAGCACACAATTCAAAGAGGTTGAAAAGTTCTTCAACACTATGCCAAAACTTAGATATGAGGGTAAGGTAACCAATCCTAACACAAAAGTAGACACAGAAGTAGTAATTGAGGGATTAGCTAATTTTTTCGGATAATGATGTTTCATACGACAATTGATTCTTTTTTTGAAATCAATTTTAGTTTGATGCATCATCACAAATGGTCACTAAGTGATATTGAGTCTATGATTCCTTTTGAAAGAGAGGTTTATGTGAAACTACTTGCTAATGCTTTAGAAAAACAAAGACTAGAAATCCAAAACCAACAAAATGGCTAACATAACCAAGTTATCATCTATAGTCTCTGAGGGTCAAATCTCTAGTAAAGTCAATGAGATTATTGATCAGTCAGAGGAGAGAGAAGATAATATTGAAAAGTTGAGTAGAATGGTTGGGTCTAATAGAAGATTCATGGATAGCATGGATCAGAGTATGAAAATAATAGGAAACAAAATAGATGACGATAGGAGAAT